TGTCCTATGTATTAGGTAAACGTAAAGATTATTGGCAAGATTGTATAGATTATATTAGTGAGGAATAATATGTTAGACCTTGAGTCTGTTTTGAAAGAGTGGGAAGAAGATTCTAAGATTCCCATGCACCAACTTGATGAGACTTCTCGTAGCACCCCATCGTTACATGCGAAGTATCTGCAATACCTGTCACTGACCAAGTTGCAACTGAAACGTGCAGAACACGGTCAGAAGACTCTACTCAAAGACAAGTTCTTCTACTATGAAGGCAAGATGTCTCAGGAAGAGATCAAAGACAAGAAGTGGACGTATGACCCCTTTGAAGGAAACATGCCTACCAAGGCGATGAAAGAAAAGTTCTATGACGCAGACGGAGACATCCAGAAGTCTGAAGAAAGAATTGAGTACTATAAAGTTCTTATAAGTACATTGACGGAAATAGTTGATAGTCTCAAGTGGAGACACCAAACCATTAAGAACATCATCGACTGGAGAAGGTTTGAATCAGGCGGATAACACAATACGAGTGGGATTAGTCAACCACTCTTATATGGCGATTGAGAGTAATCCCGCTCAGGAACAGGAGCTACGGGAGTACTTCTCTTTCTTTGTGCCTGGCCATAAGTTCATGCCCGCATTCAAGAAACGTGTCTGGGACGGTAAGATCAAACTCTACAACCAAGTCACCAAACAACTGAATGTGGGTCTCTATCATCATCTACGTAAGTTCTGTGCGGATCGTTTCTATCCTCTACAGATCGTAGACAGTTATGAGTGGGGTACACCAACCGCAAAGAACAAGATCAACCATCCTGAGTTGGTGAAGTTTCTGGGCGGCCTAAAAACACCCTTTGAACCCCATGAGTATCAGTATGACGCAATCTCTCATGCGGTAGAGAACCGTAGGGCCATTCTACTATCTCCCACAGGATCAGGCAAGTCTTTTATCATCTATAATATCATGAGGTGGTTTGAGAAGAACGAGAACGGAAAGATTCTTGTTGTCGTACCAACAACCTCTCTGGTAGAACAGATGTACAAGGACTTCTCTGAGTATGGGTATGACGTAGAGAATCACTGTCACATGGTCTACTCCGGTAAGGAGAAGAACACGGACAAGAGGGTCATCATCTCTACGTGGCAGTCCATCTACAAGTTCCCTCGTGAGTGGTTCGAACAGTTCCATTGTATTTTCGGAGATGAAGTCCATTTATTCAAGGCAAAATCTCTGTCTACCCTTATGGACAAGTGCGTCAATGCAAGTTATCGCTTTGGTACTACGGGTACACTTGACGGAACAGAGACGAACAAACTGGTATTGGAAGGTTTATTCGGCCCTGTATTTAAGGTGACTACCACCGTAAAACTGCAGGAAAGTAAACAACTCGCAGACCTAGACATCAAGGTTATTCTTCTAAGATACCCTAACGACGAATGTGCGAAACTCAACGGTAAGACCTATCAGGAAGAACTTGACTACATAGTTACTAGTGAGAAACGCAATCGATTCATCACCAATCTCACAGTTGACCAGAAAGGGAACACTCTGGTATTGTTTCAGTTCGTAGAGAAACATGGTAAAGTCCTATTCGACATGATCAGGGATGCGGTCGGAGAGGATCGAAAGGTGTTCTATGTCTCAGGTGAAGTTGATGCGAGTGATCGTGAACAGATACGTGGAATAGTGGAGAAACAGAAAGATGCTATTATCGTCGCCTCACTTGGCACTTTTAGTACTGGTATCAATATTCGTAATTTGCACAATATCGTTTTCGCTACACCTAGTAAGTCGCAGGTCAAGGTACTCCAATCAATCGGTCGTGGCCTCAGAAAATCTGATGACGGTTCTGTTACTAAGTTATTTGACATTGCTGATGATTTTCATATGAAGGGGTATCGCAACTTTACTCTGAGACACAGCGCAGAAAGAATCAAGATATATACTAAGGAAGGATTTAAATATAAAGTCTTCCCTATAAATCTGAAAGGATAGATCATGTCAACAAATATAAAGCAGTTAAAATTAAGTACTGGTGAAGAAGTGATCTGCGAAGTTATCGAGGATGATGATTTCGAAGTCATTGTTAAGAATGCTCTTAAGGTGGTGTCGAAGATTCAGGATGGGTATAAATTCTATACCTTCAAGAACTTCATGATCTATCAAGATCAACCTCATTCGTTACAGGTCATTCGGGCTGACCACATTGTTTCATATGCAGTTCCGCCTAAAGATTTGATTATAGAGTGGGAGACTGGATTGCAACAGATGTACGAACAGGGTGAAGAAGAACCTCAAATGATGGTATCAGGAGATTCGGATAGTAACATTATACCCTTTAAACCGTTATTGCACTGAGGGTATATTCAACCCTGCCCGGAAACTTAAAGTATTATATCATAGATTTTTTATTATGTCAAGACAAATTGTAGGATTTACCGCTTCAACCTTTGATCTGTTACATGCTGGTCACGTCTCTATGTTAAGAGAGTCGAAGGAACAGTGTGACTATCTGATCTGCGGACTGCAGGTCGATCCCTCTATGGACAGACCGGAAAAGAACAAACCCGTCCAGACTCTAGTAGAGAGATACACTCAACTGGCGGGTCTTCGTTTCGTCGATGAGATCATCCCCTATCAGACCGAAGAAGATTTGGAAGACATTCTGAAGATGGTCAACATCGATGTACGCATCATCGGTTCCGAGTATAAGGATAAGACGTTCACAGGACGTGCGACTTGTGCAGCTCGTGGAATCGAAATCTATTTTAACCAGAGGGATCATAGGTTCTCTACCAGTGATCTGCGGAAAAGAGTAGTTGACAGTGAGACCCAATCTGGTTTATAATATGCAAAATATGAGGAGTAATAGTACCAAATGAAACCGAAAGATAAACCACATTACGTCAACAACAAGGAGTTCTCTCAATCAGTAGTAGACTACTGTGAAAGGGTTGCTTGGTGTAAGAAAAAGGGTGACACAACACCGATTGTCCCCAACTATATCGCTGAGTGTTTCCTGAAGATTGCGGAAGGTCTATCTCACAAATCTAATTTCGTTAGGTACACCTACCGTGAAGAGATGGTCATGGATGCGGTTGAGAACTGCCTGAAGGCCATTGAGAACTATAATGTCGAGACTGCGACTCGCACGGGCAACCCCAATGCGTTTGCATACTTCACACAAATCTCTTGGTATGCGTTTCTTCGTCGTATTCAACGTGAGAAGAAGCAACAGGATATCAAATTGAAGTACATCTCTGAGGCAGGCGTAGAGGCGTTCCTAGACGGACATTCAGACCAAGAAAGGGACTATTCGAACGTTGTTCCCTTTGTGGACGTACTGCGTCACAGGATCGATATTGTGAAGGACGCAGACGCAGAGTTCAAAGAATATGTGAACGAACAGAAGAAAAGAAAACGTCGAACTGTAAAGGCTGACTCTGATCTGACGGATTTCCTTATAGATGAAACGAGTTCTGAGTGAACTGTGTTATTGGGAATTCCCTGTTCCTGATAACGTAATGGATACCATCGGTGCGGAGATATATTTCGAACCACCGAATGAATCCTACAACCACAGACTTGCTGGTAACATTGAGAACGAGTATGTGTTGCGATATTCTCGTGATGCGATTCGTGACTTTATTGTCGGACAGGCTTGGGCAGAGTTAGGTGCACCTTACGAACTAACGGACGTGTGGGTAAACATGCAGAAGGCGGGGGAGTTCAATCCCCCACACTCTCATGGTGGAGACTATAGTTTTGTGATCTTCCATACCATACCCTACCGAATTGAACATGAGATGGCGCAGTTCCCCGTAGTGAACGGGGGTTCTGTTGCAGGACACTTCTCGTTCTTATACCAAGATACTGTGAAGGGTGGGGTGGTCAGTCACATGATTCCCGTGGATAAAAACTATGAAGGATTCTGTTTCTTATTCCCCGCCAACCTTAAACATGCGGTCTATCCTTTCTATACAACGACAGACCACCGAATCACGGTTGCAGGAAATCTTGTCAAATAGTATTGACATATAGCAATATTTTTGATATAATGTCGGGATATATTGTAAAATAGGTATATTATGAAGCTAGTAATACTAAACGACACCCACTGTGGTGCACGTAATTCTTCTGACATCTTTATGGATTATCAGGAACGCTTCTATACAGAGGTGTTCTTTCCGTATCTGTTGGAAAATGATATCAAACAAATTCTCCACCTTGGAGACTATTATGATAACCGTAAGACGGTCAACTTCAAAGCCCTGAACCACAATCGTAAAATCTTTCTAGAGAAGTTGCGGGAGTATGGTATCACTATGGATATCATTCCAGGCAACCATGACGTGTACTATAAGAACACGAACGAACTGAACGCACTCAAGGAACTGCAGGGTCACTACATGAACGAAGTGAACCTGATCATGGAACCTACCGTGATGAAGTATGGCAACTTAGATGTTGCTTTGATACCTTGGATCAATGCCGAGAACGAGAAAGCAACACTTGAGTTTCTTGAGACGTGCAAGGCTCCTGTGGTTGGTGCACACCTAGAGTTGCAGGGGTTTGATATGCAACGTGGTATGCCCTGTCATGACGGTATGTCTCCATCTCACTTCTCAAACTTTGAGATGGTTCTGACAGGTCACTTCCATGCGAAGTCTACGCAGGGTAACATCCACTACCTTGGGTCTCAGATGGAATTCTTCTGGAACGACTGTAACGACAAGAAGTACTTCCATATTCTTGATACCGAAACAAGAGAACTGACTCCGGTACGTAACCCCATCACGATCTACGAGAAGGTATACTACGAGCAGAGTAAGATGAGTAAGTTCAAAGACCTTCGTTATCTTGACAACAAGTTTGTTAAGTTGATCGTGGTAGAGAAGGGTGACGCTTACGAGTTCGAACGTTTCGTGGATCGCATTCAGAATCAGAAGATTCACGAACTGAAAATCGTGGAGGACTTCAACGAGTTCATTGGTTCCAATGTGGACGACGATGCGGTATCTGTTGAGGATACCGAAACTCTGGTCTATGATTATATCGACGCTGTTAACACAGACCTAGATAAAGACCGGATTAAAAGGGAGATATCTTCTCTCATGACTGAAGCACAAACTATGGAGATTGTATAATGCGAGGCGCAACATCAAAACTTCTACGCAAAGCAGGCGTAGACACCAAAAAAGATAAACGCATGTTTAATGCCATGAGTCATAGAAACAAGGCTATCTTCTTAGATTTCTTGAGGACTTCTCTCCGTATCGAAAACTTCAAGACCAATTTGGTAGGAAAGGGGATTGACATTGAGTAAGGGAAGTAAACCACGTCCTATCACAGACAGAAAAAAGTTTGATGAAAATTGGGAAAACATTTTCCGTAAGGACAATATCACATCTAAACCAGCCGAGTTCTGGAATCATGATTGTCCTTCCGATGGGCCTATATCGATCCAGAAGGGATATCCTTGTAACTGGTGCGGTATAGATGAACATGGAAATTACACGGGTTGACAGAAGTCAACCAACCGTGTATAATATGCGACTATGATTAAATTTGAGAAAATCCGGTACAAGAATTTCTTGTCCACCGGCAACAACTTTACTGAGATCGATTTTGAGAAGTCTCCTACTACTCTGGTGGTGGGACATAATGGTGCGGGTAAGTCTACCATGTTGGACGCCCTGTCGTTTGTCCTATTCGGTAAACCTCACCGTAAGATTTCCAAACCGCAACTCGTTAATTCAATCAACGGCAAAGGTACTCTTGTCGAGGTTCTCTTTTCTGTGGGTTCCGTAAAGTATAAGGTTGTCCGTGGTATCAAACCCAACGTCTTTGAGATTTGGGCTAACGATAACATGATCAACCAGAACTCCCATGCGAAGGAGTACCAACAGGTTCTAGAGAGAAACATTCTGAAACTGACTCACAAGTCTTTTCACCAGATTGTCGTTCTAGGATCAAGTTCGTTCGTACCATTCATGCAGTTGAACACGAGTGCACGTCGAGAGGTTATCGAAGACCTACTTGATATCAACATGTTCAGTAAGATGAATGGTCTACTCAAAGAGAAGATGTCTATCCTCAAGAATGATATCAGTGAGAACGGACACGCTATCGAACTGGTCAAGACCAAGGTCAATGCACAGAAGAAATACTTGCGTGATCTATCGGCCCTGAACACTGCACATCGTAAGGAGAAAGAGTCAGAGATCACCGCACTACTTGCGGAGATTACGGAACTGCAGGACTTCAATACAGAAAACCTGTCTACGGCATCGACACAACAAGAAGACGTGTCGAAGAAGTT